GCGAAAGGATGGGGTTGGACCCATTTACCAAACCTTTTGACATCCTTAGACTAAATGGCAAGGAGGTACTTTATTGCACACGTTCAGGAACTCAACAACTTAACAAACTGCACAAAGTATCGCACTTGATTACCTCAAGGGACACAAATGCTGAAGCAGGGGTTTACATTGTAACAAGCAAAGCATCCCTTCCTGATGGCAGATGTACCGAATCAATTGGGGCGGTTAACATTGCAGGTCTAAAGGGTGAGGCTTATGCTAATGCCATTATGAAGGCAGAAACTAAGGCAAAACGGAGAGCAACCTTAGACCTCTTGGGATTGGGTGTTCTTGATGAATCAGAGGCAGAATCAATCCCAAATGCATCCGTAGTGGCATTGCAGACAATGGTAGAAGCATTACCTCAAATGGAGGTAGAAGCGGTTGAGGTAATTGAGGAAGATGCAGAGTTAAGCATTGGAAGACTTGCAATCGCAATCAAGAAAGCAAGTAACATTGTAGAACTTAAAGCGGTATATGATGCTAACAAGCATAAGATTGAAACCAACACATTTATCAAGGACCAACTAAAAGCAAGAAAAAATGAACTCCTTAAAGGTTAATGAAATAAAGATGGGGGATATTGCTCCCACCAAATTTGGGATTGAGTTAATGGCAGATGCTATCCAAGAGCAGGTCAATGATGGACTGCTTGACCCTTTGGAGGTGGCAATAAAGTTTAATAGTTTAGAACAACTGGTAAAGTCGGTGAAATCCCGAATAACTGAGAATGTTCTTACAGAACTTATGAAGCATCCAAAAGGCAAGGCAGAGGTACTTGGGGCAGTTGTTTCCAATATGGAAAGTATCAAGTATGACTTTTCAGACCTTGCAGGTTGGTCAGAACTTGAAGAGCAGATTACCATGTTAAAGGAAAAGCAAAAGGAAATAGAGGACAAAGAAAAGACCTACCATAAAGGCGACCTACCTATTAAGTCAGTAACTTCAACCTTCAAAATTCAACTCAGTAAATAAAAACAAATATGCAAAAGTTAATTAGTTTAAACATTGACGTAAGTAAAATTGACGCTAAAAGACTCTACAAGGGTAAAAAAGGACAATATTTGTCCGCAACTTTGTTCCTCAAGGAAGAGGTGGACCAATACGGAAACAATGGTTTTGTAGTGGAATCCATTACCAAAGAAGAAAGGGAGCAAGGCAAGAAAGGTACAATCATCGGGAATGCTAAGTTTATGGCAGCAGGTGGACCCTCAAAGCAAGAAGAACCTCAAGACCTTCCATTCTGAATTAATCACACGGGTGGGGTTGTAATGACCTCACCCATACTAAAACCAAATCAAATGCAAATCACATTAGACAGTTACGAAAGAAAGATTGTTACAGAAATAGCAATGGATAGACAAAAAAACAACATTGATAGAGGAAGCAGGTCCTACAAAATGGGAGGAGGTGATGACCTTCTCATTAACATTGAAGGTACTGGCGGTGAGTTTGCATTTTGCAAACTGAAAAATATCTATCCTGATATGACCATAGACCACCCTATACCTTTTGACTGCTATATTAACGGACACGGGTATATTGATGTCAAAACAACTAAGAAGACAAACGGAATGCTTTTAGTTGGAGTTTGGAAATCAAGGTCAATACCCGACTATTATGCTCTTATGGTAGGGGAATTTCCGAACTATGAGTTTAAGGGATTCTTTCCAGGTGAAGAAGTATTTAAACCTGAAAACCTTGTAAACCTCGGACACGGAGAAACATACGGGATTGAGCAGGACAGATTAAAAATGGAGTTATGATGAAATTAATTAAAATATTCTACATGATTTATTTTTTTGTCGTTTCAGTTCCATTAGCGGTCATATTTTATATGGGTGCAACCATTATTTCATTTATAAAACCAAAGTTTTGAGGGATATAACCTATCATTTAGAGAATGCAGTTGAGTATCTTGTCTATGACCTTAGCATTGAGGACATAGAAGAACGCAGGGCAAAGGCGGTCACCTATCGGTCAGGGAAGTGCGTTTGTAACTTTATGGGATATCCTCCCAATAAGATTAGCGACTTGAGGCAGGTTGGTCGCAAGGTTATCAGCAGACTTGATGGCAAAACCTATGCGGTCCGAGTTAAGAAAAAAGAGGTTACAAATGAATAGTTTTGTATCTTTGCAAAGTAGACAAGCATTTGAGGTAGTGTGCAGATGCTTGTTTGTAAGTACAGACATAAATGGGGAATCGGGTAAACACACTACACCTGAATCCCCTTTTTTTATTTTATGAAGAAAGATGCGTTTTATTTTCCGCATTTCGCAAACTCAAGGCACGATAGAAAGATTATGCGTGTTCGCATTGAGTTAGGTCTTGAAGGTTATGCAATCTATTTTATGTTACTGGAAGTGCTTAGAGAGCAAAATGACTTCAAATATCCATTAGATGATATTTACATTCTTGCACATGAATTCGGCATTAGTGAGCAAAAAGTAAGAGTAGTGGTATGCAATTATGGTTTATTTGAAGTTGATTCAAATGAGAACTTTTTTAGTATTAAGCAGATTTACTACCTACAACCTTACATAGAAAAGACCCAAAGAGCAAGAGTTGCAGCACAAAAAAGATGGGATAAGGTAGAAACAGATGCAAATGCAATGCAAATGCATAGCAAATGCAATGCCGATGCAATGCAAATAAAGGAAAGTAAAGTAAAGGAAATTAAAGTAAAGGAAAGTAAAGTAGGTTTTGTACGTCCTGAGTTATTTGAAGTACAGAACTATTTTGAAGAACTTGGAAACCTAAATGAAGCAGAGGGATTCTTTAACTACTATGAGAGCAATGGTTGGAAGGTAGGAAAGAACCCTATGAAAGATTGGAAAGCAGCATCAAGGAATTGGATTAAAAACTCTAAAAATTATACTAAAAATGGAACAAGCACTAAGTCAAACTTTGACATCTATAATGAGAAACGAAACGAAATCCATGACTACTTCTCCGAGATTGACAGACTCAGAGCAACTGGACTTGGAACGCTTTAAACTTGCAAGGTCCTCTGAAAAGTTAAACACTGTAAGTATTGCTCTTGTAGTTGATGAACTTATCAGGGGTATGCATAAACTTGGCATCAAAGGAGATAAGATACCCAACAAAGAGGAACTATCTGTCATGTATAAGTCAATCGTTGAGGAATACCCTAATATCAAGTTCGGTGAGTTATCTCTTGCTTTTGATTTAGCAAGTAAAGGTAAACTTGATATGGAAGCAGAAACCTATCAGAACTTTTCAGTCTTGTACCTGCACAGGTTGCTTAGGGCATTCGCAAGGTATGGGATGCAGAAACTTAACGAGATTAAACCAGTGGAGCAGGAGTCTAAATGGCAACCAAGATTCATAACTGATGATGAAAAGATAGAAACTGCTTTTGATTGTTACTCAAAGTTTAAGCAATGGGATAACATTGTGTTCGGGATAGATGTCTTCCATATCCTGCACAAACGTGGTAAAATCATTGTAGAGGTTGAAGATACCTATGACAAGGTAATATCTGCAATGAATGACAGGATGTTTAAAGGTTCAAGGCAGGACAAGATAGACATCAAGAACAAGTTAAAAGATGAAGAGTACCTTGAGCATCAGTGTTATCGCATGGCGGTATCTCAATACTTTGATAAACTTATAAAACAAGGACAATGACACACGGAAGCCTTTTTTCAGGTATAGGTGGGTTTGACCTTGCTGCTGAATGGATGGGATGGGAAAACAAGTTTCATTGTGAGTGGAATCCATTTGGTCAAAAAGTACTCCATCACTACTTCCCCAACGCAGAACAATTCACAGACATAACTAAATCAGACTTTACTAAATATGCAAACAAAATTGATATTCTCACAGGAGGATTCCCTTGTCAACCATACTCAGCATCAGGTAAAAGACTTGGAAAGGAAGATGACAGACACCTCTGGCCGCAGATGCTCAGAGCGATTAAGGAAATTCAACCACGTTGGATTGTGGGCGAAAACGTTTACGGACTTGTTAATTGGTCAGACGGGTTGGTTTTCCACGAAGTGCAGGCTGACTTGGAGGCTGAAGGGTACGAAGTATTCCCGTATTTATTGCCTGCTGCAAGTGTCAACGCACCACACAGAAGAGATAGAATATGGTTTGTTGCCTACTCCAACAAAATCAGACTATCATGTAAGATGGAAGACAGAAAATTGGGAGGGCAATTCAGATTTGCCAAGTGTAATAAATACAATGAATGGGACACGTTCACAACTGAATCCGCTATTTGTGGAGAAAATGATGGGATTCCCAAAGAATTGGACTCTATCAGCATTTCAAAATGGAAAAACGAAAGTTTAATGGCATATGGAAATGCAGTTTGCCCACAGGTAGTTTATCAGATATTTAAAACTATTGAACAATACGAAAACCTAAACCAATGGATTTAACCGCAGGAATGTTGACCAAGTTTGCACTTATCAAGTTGGAATCCAAAGGTTACTATGTTTGGCGTAATAACAACTTGTCTGTGCCTGGCAGGAAGTTCATTGGTGAAAGAGGTGTGGCAGATATCACGGGATTCTGCAAGTCAACAGGCAAGGCAGTCTATTGTGAGGTAAAGACAATTAAGGATAAACTTAGCGATTATCAGATAGTTTTTCTCAATAGAGCAAAAAATGCAGGTTGTTTGTGTTACCTTGCAACAGATAACAAAGGCATCCCTGAACTTAACGAATGGGTCTGACAAAGAACGATATTATCGCAGGTCTATACACTGACAAGGATATAGACAATGCCATCAAGAAGATGCAACCATTTGAGTTGCAAGATGACTTGAGGCAGGAGATGTTTATGGTATTGTGTGAGATGGATGAAGAGAAGTTTATGTCATACCATAAGGGTGGGTTCTTGAAGTTCTATTTGGTCCGAACAATGCTGACAATGATAAAGTCAGATAGGTCAACCTTCTTTAATAAGTTTAGGAGAGTATTTACCGAATGGACCGAGAAACATGATGCACCTGATGTAAGTGATACCATCCAAACCGATGAGATAACTGTTAAACTTAACAACTCTTTAAAGATTCTACATTGGTACGAACTTGAAATCCTTAGACTATACTCCGAGAATGGGCAGAACATAATGTCCCTTTCACGGGACACTGGCATTCCATATCGTTCCCTTATGAAGACAATTAAAAAAAGTCGCACTTTACTTAAATATAAAATTAAAAATTATGTTATTGATTAAGGTTGTTATCGCATCACTTTTCTTTGTTTTTTACTTTATAGATATGGCAAGACTGCCTGAGAAGTGGAAAATCAATTTTAAACCATTTAACTGTAATATGTGCCTTAGTGTATATGTTGCCATTGCTTTGTACTTTCTGCCAGTAATGGTCCTTAATTGCGTTCTTGTGGCATTTGTTGCAGGGGTATCTGCTCCGCTATTTAGAAACCTAATGAATAATATCTTTTTCAAAAAATAAACTATGGCACAACAAACGGCAGTTGAATTACTACATGAAAAAAGTAATGAATTAATCACACAGTATTTAGATAATAAAATAACTAAAAGGGATTTGATAACTATGCACCACAATATTTTATATCCACATAAAGAAATAGAGAAAGAACAGATATTAAATGCCTGTGAACAATTTTCTCATTATCCCTTTGATATAATTGACTATTATCAATACTACAACGAAACCTATAACAAATGACACACGAAGACGAGCAATTTATTCAAGACAATATTTACAACTTTGAATGTGTCAAGATTGGGTTTATGAAGAACTTACCTTTGCACATCTTGGTGGGATATGAGCAGATTTACAGAAGATATCTTGACCCTGGTTTCATTCTCACAAGTTGGTGTTCTAACTGCGTGGCAGACATGATGAAAAGACTTGTTAGGTATTGGGATGAATACCAAGCGAAGAAGGTCCTTGATGCAGAATTGGTACAAGAATCTGTACAAGAACAAACACCAAAGAAGAAAGGTAGACCATTTAAAAATAAGCAATGAGAATCATCACAGTCGGTCAGCGTAACTCGGGGGTTTCATTCCATCGCTTGTTCAATCCTTTAATCTACTTGCCCAAAGAATATGCAATGATGACAGATGTACTTACCGAGGAAGAACTTGAGAAAGGATATGACATACTTTTTATCAATCGTTACATAGCAGGGATGGAGGTTGATGAGGTTGTAAGGTTAAGGGAGAAGTACGGATTTAAGTTAGTAGTTGATATAGATGACTTTTGGCATCTTGACCCGTGGCATATCCTTTACGGCAAATATCCTACGCAAAAAGTCATTGACCATATCAAGGTAGCAGATATAGTAACTTGCTCTAACAATGATTTGGCAGTTTATGTGGATGAACTTAATCCGAATTGGATAGTAATACCTAATGCCTTACCTTATGGGGAGGACCAGTTCACGGATGTAAAGACTGAATCCGATAGGATAAGGTTTGTTTATGCAGGTTCAATCACACACGAAAAGGACATCGCTATCCTGAAGAATCCAATGAAAAGGGTGGCAGGGGATTCAATGGTAAAGAATAACTCAACCTTTATCCTTTGCGGTTACTCAGAAGACAAGCAAGTATCAGAACCTTGGGGAAGGATGATTAATGACTATATGTGCGGGTTCAAGGTTGATGGTTACATACGCAGTGCGTTACCAGTGGACCAATACATGAACTTTTACAATGAAGCAGATGCATGTCTTGTTCCTTTGGTAGATTCCAAGTTTAACTCAATGAAATCTAACCTCAAAGTCCTTGAGGCAGCGACTAAGAATGCACCCGTAATCTGTTCTAATGTGAAACCTTATTCCCAATGTAAATATATCATACCCGTAAATAATCAATCAGATTGGTTCACAAATATTAAAAAAGTTGTCAAAGATGCTATATATAGGCAAGAGATGGGGATTGCCAATGGTCAATGGTGCAGAGAGAATTTTGATTTAGTTAAGGTAAATAAGTTAAGAAAGCAGGTTTTTGAATCACTTAAATAAAATATAATTCAAATGAAAGCACAATTGACCTTTGACCTTGATGATTATGATGACAAGATTGAGCATTTAAGATGTGTTCAGGCAGGAGATTTATGTAGTGCAGTTTGGGAATTTATGAACAATTCAAAAGAGAAGTTGACACAAAATGCAATGAATCAAAATCTTGATATAGAAGATTCAATCAGTTTGGTTTACAAACAATTTTGGGAGATATTAGATGAAGCGAACATAGACATTGATAAACTAATTTACTAAGTATGCCAGTAATTAAATGTGAATCTAACGGGAAATGGAGAATAGGAAGCGGTCAGTGCATCTATGACACAAAAGAGAAGGCAACTGAGGTATGGACCGCAATCCTTGCAGGGGGTAAGTATGAAGACAAGAAACCAAAAGAAAAGAACACAAAAACTAAACGCAATGGATAAGGTACTTATCGCAATGGCGGTACACGATACCGAAGAGAATAAAAGATCAGAACTTACTGAAGAGGTACTTTATCAATTATTTCTTAGTGATGTATACAATTGCCATGAGTTTTGGGTAATAGATAATAACTCTTGCGAAGAAACAAAGGAAATCATAAAAGAATATGAAGCAGATGGTTTCATCAATGTCATAACCAATGAGCAGAACATTGGAACTGCTGAAGCGGTCAATCTTGCTTGGAAGAATCGCAAACCAGGTCAGCACTGCATAAAGATGGACAATGATGTAATCATAGACAATTATGATTGGGTGAAGGAAATGGTGGAGGCAATAGAGAGAGAACCTAAGATTGGCATTGTTGGACTGAAGAGAAAAGATTGTTGGGAAGAACCGAATCACGCACTACCTGATTGGAGGAGTGAGTTGATTATGCTACCACACTTCGCAGGTCAGCGTTGGATAATAGTTGAAAAGTGCCATCACATCATAGGTACTTGCCAAATGTATTCCTCCGCTTTGCTTGACAAAATAGGGTATCTTTGCCAACCTAACCTCTATGGGTATGACGATGTCCTTGCATCTCATAGGTCAACAGTTGCAGGGATGTGGAATGTCTTTCTTCCTCACATTGAGATTGAGCACATAGACAAAGGGGAAACCGAATACCAAACATGGAAGCAGAAGCATAGTGCAGAGGTTACCCAACAGGTAATCAAGATGACCCATGAATACTATCACGGCACAAGACCAATATATTATAATCCTTTTCAATGAAAGTAATTGTTTCCTTAGATAACCCAAATCATGCAGGTTGGTTGAAGTTGGAAGAATCCCTCAAGCAACACGGGTGGGCATACCATCCAATAGTCAGAGAGTGGAAAGGGTTCGGCACTAAGATTATAGGACTTTATGAGTATCTATGCTCAACCGATATAGATGACTTCATTTACCTTGATGCCTATGATAATTACTGCATATCTAATCCCGATGAGTTTAACTATAAGCATAGAGGACAAAGCGGTCTTATTATAAGTTCAGAGAAAGGATGTTATCCCGACACGCATAAAATGGGTATGTTTCCAGTAGTGAACCATGAGTGGAAGTTTCTAAACAGTGGACAGATTTACGGAAACAAGGAACACTTCATTAATGTTTACAATAGTAATCCTCCGAGGTTTGAGGATGATGACCAAAGATGGTACACTGAACGATTCCTTGCTATGCCTGACAAGATAGGACTTGATTATTGCAACATTTTCCAATCCGTTGCATTTGAGGTTGATGGTGACTTTACACTAACTTACAATAGGTTATATAACAATAAGACACATACCTTCCCAATGTTCATTCACGGGAATGGCAAGACTGACATGAGTAAATTTTATTTATTATGATGGAATGGATAGTTAAGGAATATACCGACAAGGTAAACGCTGACCAAGAACTTAAAGAGTATCGGGACTGGATAGAACAGAACGCTTTCGGATTCGGTGAAAGGTGTTTCCTTTGGATGTGGAACGATATTGTAGCAAGGATGCCTCAAGAGTTCACCTTTATGGAGATAGGGGTCTTTAGAGGTCAGATTCTCGGACTTATACGGATATTAGCGGATAGACACGGCAAAAAGGTTAGGCGAATCGGAATCACACCGCTTGACACATCCGATGGACATTGGGAATCGGATTACGAAGCAGACATTAAGAAACTGCATGATACCTTTAAGATTGCAGATGACTATGAACTAATCACGCTTGATTCAACCAATCCCGTTGCGGTAATCCTTGCCTCTCAGAATCCTCCTGATGTCCTATACATAGACGGAGGACATACTTATGAGGTGGTAATGTCTGACCTCAAGAACTACTTGCCAATCCTAAAGGTAGGGGGAACACTTGTGATTGATGACTGCAACAATGCAATTCCAATGCCTTGGGGTTACTTCGCAGGGATTCAATCGGTATCAAACGCAGTGGACCAGTTCCTCCCAAGAGAAGGACAAAACGAACAATGGAAGCATGAACTTAACTTAGTACACAATAGGGTACTTACAAAATTGAATTAATGGAAAAGAAGAAAGGTAAAGGAAGACCTAAAGCAATAGAATCACCCGAAGTGATGTATCAACTCTTCCAAGAGTATTGCGAACATACCAAAGCAAATCCCATCAAGGTTAAGGATTGGGTCGGAGGTATGGCAAAGCCTGTGGTAAGGGAAAAAGAAGTCCCTTTGACTATGGAGGGGTTTGATATTTACTGCTTTAGACAAGGCATAATGTCACAAATGGACCACTATTTTAGCAATAGGGAAGGAAGGTACGAGGATTTTGTCGGTATCTGTACACGCATAAGGAAGGAAATCAGGGATGACCAAATTAAGGGAGGCATGGCAGGGATATTTAATCCATCCATAACTCAAAGATTGAACAACCTCGTTGAGAAGACTGAGAACAAACATGAGGTAAGTGAGATAAAGATTACTCGTGACCGCTAATGTAAAACTATATAATCCACACGATGCTCAAAAGAAGGTCATAGATTGCGATAAAAGGTTTATCGTGATGATGGCAGGGCGAAGGTTTGGCAAGTCCTTAATCAGTCAGACAATTGCCTTAGAAAGCGGTATAGAGGGCAAGAGGGTAGCATACATCACACCAACATATCAACTCGGTAAAATATTCTTTCAGGAGTTGATTGAGATGTTACCACTTGAGATTTACAAAAAGAATGAGGCAGACCTTGTGATTACCTTTATCACTGGTGGAACAATCCGATTCTTCACGGGTGAAAGGTTGGATAACCTTAGGGGTCTGAAGTTTCACCTTTGCATAATTGATGAGGCATCTTTCATCCCCGACCTTGAGGGCGGTTGGTTAAACTCAATCAGACCTACCCTAACGGATTACAAGGGCAAGGCATTGTTCCTATCTACTCCAAAGGGTAAGAACTACTTTTACTCTTTGTTTATGAAAGGGAACGGAGGTGAGGAAGATTGGCAATCGTTCAAGTTTAGTACCTATGACAATCCCTACATAGATAAGTCAGAGGTTGATAGTGCAAGGATGCAATTACCCGAAGTAGTCTTTGAGCAGGAGTACATGGCAAACCCTGCTGAGAATGCTGCTAATCCTTTTGGGTCTGCTTACATTCGCCAGTGCATCTTCCCGATGTCTAATGGTCCTGTTGCTTGTTATGGCATTGACCTTGCCAAAGCGGTTGACTGGACCGTGGTAATAGGTTTAGATAAAAATGGGTCTGTGTGCCATTATGAAAGGTTCCAAAGGGATTGGAGGCAGACAAAGGAGTATATCATCAATCTACCTAAAGCACCAATCCTGATGGATTCTACGGGAGTAGGCGACCCCATATTTGAGGATATGCAACGGGAGGGATTAGATGTGCAAGGGTATAAGTTTAGTTCTACCTCAAAGCAGATGCTCATGGAGGGTCTTGCTTCTGCCATTCACCAAAGAAAGATAACATTCCCACCAGGTCCTATCGTGGATGAACTTGAAATCTTTGAATACCAATACACCTCCTTTGGGGTAAAGTACTCCGCACCTCAGGGATTCCATGACGATTGCGTGGTATCTCTGTCCCTTGCTTGGCAACATCTGCAAAAGAATGTAGGGAGTGGGAGATATTCATTTTGTTAACTGGTGCATATTTGCATAACATTGCTATTTATAGGAAATAGTAATATGACATACGAAATTGCATCTAAGTTATGGTATTATGCAGACGGGGAACTTTATTGGAGTGTTTCTAATGGTCCTCAAAAGAAAGGTAAAATTGCAGGGTATAAGCATGAATTAGGAATATACAAACAAGTAAAATATCAAGGCAAACAATATTACTGCCATCGGATTATATTTCTACTTAATCATAAATACTTACCAAAGTACATAGACCATATAAATAGAATCAAGACAGACAATAGAATAGATAATTTAAGGGAATGCACAGTTTCGCAAAATTCTGCTAACAATAATGGTTGGTTAAATAAGCAACTTCCAAAAGGTGTTAGCAGTAATGGGACAGGATATATTGCAAGAATTATGCAAGAAGGGAAGCAGATTAGACTTGGAACTTACAAAACAATAGAAGAGGCAGAACTGGTCTATAATCAAAAGTCAAAAGAACTATTCAAAGAATATTCATTTGCGTAGGGGGGAAACGGGGGGGGAAGTCGGGGGGAAACTACTAATCTGAAATATTTTTTAAAATAAATAAGAAAAAAAGTGTTGGTATTGTGAAAAGGTGTATATTTGAAAAACAAATCACAACACAATGAGCAAAGTCAACGAATTATTTGAGAATAGCGGTAGGTCAAATCAAGGTGATAATCGCAACTATTTTGTTAAGGCATTGAACAAGGTGCTTGAAGATGGGTTTATTTCCATCAGCATTGTTCAAAAAGGTAAGGTTTGGACTAACCCAAATTTTCTTGATTCTACTGGTAGAGAAAGGAAATACAACATTATAATAAAGGGGTACGGAATGATGCAAAGGATTTTTCTTTCTTATTTTGGTGCAAGAGAATTGCTTCTTTTAGTTGGAGAATTTATTCAAGACCCAATAATTGCTGATGCTCATATCAAGTCAATATCTGTAAAAACTGATGAAATTTGCAAGTGTACAAGGTGCAACGGCAAGGGAATAATTGACCAGTTTAAATATTATTGCGATGGAATTTGCTTTCAATGCTATGGTAGCAAGTATGAGATTGTAAAGAAAACAGTTACAGTTTAGGGAGGTTCGCCTCCCTTTTTTTTAAAAAATATTCTGCTAAAAAACTTGGTAATCTAAAATATTTAGTATTTTTGCTAAGTCAATCCGAATGATAATAGCAGTATGATTCGGGTTTGATTCATGCAACCCGCATAAATTAGACCCACTTGCTGCTATCAGGTGGGTTCTTTTTTTTACCTATCTTTGGAATGATTGGGTCTTAACACGGGTTCACCCCAACTTTAGCACAAAAAGTAAATGAATGAACGTGTCATCTATGCTTAACAGTTCGCTTCGGTAACGGACTGGAGATGATAAGAACGGATAAAAGTGGTAGTAATTACAATGATAACTACCGACAAGGATAACCAAAAAACCCGTTCTCCCTTCTTGGATAGGGGTGCATAGTTTGGCAATGATTGGGAGTGCATAAAGAATCCCAAGACATCAAGGGTATCCTTGGATAGACATTGTATTACACTTAACTAAGAATAAACTATTTAAAGGTATGAATTGGTCCAACGTTACAGTCTTCCAATACCAGCAGATTAATGAACTTTATGCCAATAGCAAGGACTTAACCGACCTTGATATAAGCGTTAAGGTTGCCTCAATACTTACAAACCAAACGGAGAATCAGATTGATTCTTTACCCGTTAAGGAACTGGCACCATTGCTTGAGTCTATTGCTTTTATCAATGATGAGATTAAACCTGAAGCGGTAAAGGTGCTAAAGATTAATGGCAGAAGGTACAAGTGCGTTTACGATGTGCGGAACATACCTGCTTCAAGGTATATTGAATCTAAGCACTTCAGTTCTGATGTAATGGGTAATCTGCATAAGATTATGGCGTGTATGGTAATACCACAGAAGAAGGTCTTCTTAGGGTGGGTAGATGATAAATATGATGCAAGTAAGCATAGCGACTATGCACAAGATATGCTTGAAGCACCTATCCAATCCGTTTTAGGTTCGGTGGTTTTTTTTTATCAAGTATTCAGGCTTTGGATAAAGAATTCAAAGGATTATATGGTCCAACAGATGACGGAGCAGGGAGTGGAGAAGATGAAAGCGGAAGAAGTGCATCAGGTTTTATGCACCATTATGGATGGATTTACCAAACCAAACTGGTTGCCGACTTTGAGGGAATCACACTTGACGAAGCATTTAACTTACCTGTCATAAACTTTCTCAATGACCTTGCCTACCTTAAAGCGAAGACGGAACATGACAACGAATTAATAAGAAAGAGTTATGGCAAAAGTTGATACGATTGTAGTAGTAGATGATGCGATAATTGAATCGGAGGCATTAAAGCGTAAAGATTATGCCTCATTAAAGGAATTACCATTCGTTGAGAAGGTAATGATTGCTTATGCTGCAAGGTTCATCATTCAGGTGCAGAAGAACTTGATTAATGATAACAAGACCGATACTGGTAGACTTGAAAGGGATATTCAGCAAGGTGATATCATAAAGGCAAACGGGTCTTATCTTATAGACATTGGTTATCCTAA